AAGATTTTCTTTGTCTGATTCTATATTATGTTTTAATACATTAAATTTATCTTTAAGAATTTTAATTGATTCCTGGTTAGTTTCGCTTCTTTCCTTTATTGATTCAATGTAATTATCATTTTCTTCTGCTTTACGTTCTGCGTTTTCTGCTTTTTCTTCAATATTGTATAAATCGTAATATTCTAAGTCTTCTAAGCGTCGCTCGATATCACCAAAATCATTTACTCTTTCAAGATTACGAACCCTATGTTCTAGCTTTTCAAACAGAATTAGATTATTTTTAAATAATGTTATTGGATTGAGTAATTTTACTTTTTTTATGTATGTTTTTATGTATGTTTTTATTGTTTGCATTTTAATGCTCCTTTGTTATTTATTTGTTCTGTAAACTACATATATTTTGTATTAGTTCCCAATATATTTAATATTTTTTATATTTTTTATTTGTTTAAATATTTCAATTTTTTTATATTTCATCACTAGGCAACACGAGCCAAACACGAGAAAAAGAACAAAAAGGGAAACAAGAAATGAAAGAAAAAATTCATTATGAAAAAGAAATAACATTCAAACCTTGCAATATGTTTGCAGATAGAAAAACCCTAAAAGAAGCCTTCCAAAATTTATACGATGCAACCGAACAAATAAAAGACAATGATATTAAATTATATGTATTGGTATCAATTAACGTCCTACATAACACTCTAGCTAATTCACATTTTGTATTTGAAAGAAAAGAAAAAGATAAATTAGATAATTACACCCACCAACCAAAAGGAAAATAAAAATGGATAAAAACGAAAGAAAAGAAAAAGTTCAATTGATAGAAGAAGCACTTGCTTTAGAATTAGAAAATCAAAAATTGAAAGAAACAATAAAAGAATATAGAAAAGAAAAGAATAAGTATTATATGGACGATTTAATAGAAAATGCTTGTGATGAATTGGAAGATATAATAAAATCTGAAGAACTAGATATTAATTGTGATGATATGGACGATACAATCCACGAAATAGCCGATAGCAATGTACCAATTTACTATTATGAAATTGCACGATATTGTGCTGTGAACACACACCTATTAACCAACAAATCAGAATTTGCCGAAGATACCGAACCATATAAGCACATTCAATGCAATATATACGAAGAATTACTTGACGGATTACACGAACATTTAGGCAAATTACAAGAGGAGGCATAAATGAACGATATAGATTTATGGAATGAAGCAGAAAATTGCACAAAAAAAGATAATAATATAGATATTCAAAACATAGGTTGGGAATTATTTGATTTATATGAAAATGCTTATAATTGGGATAATTCAAATCCAGAACTAAATAAAATAATAGAATATAATATATGGAATATTTATAATGATATATGGAATGGAATTACTTTTAAAGAAAGTATTACAAAATACAAGGAGGAAAAATGAGAAGAATGAATTTTATGATACTATGTTCTCACGTTGGAGTTAATCCAGATATAGCACTTGAAAACCAAGAAATAGTAAAAGCCTTAA